GAAATATGGGAAGATACAGTCATTGAAGTATGTGAATATCTTCGTAGGCGTTATCTTGAAACAAAAGATAAAAGATATTGGAAAGAGCTTATTCGGATACTTCCAGAATCATGGTTGCAAACCCGTACAGTTACTATGAATTACGAAAATCTTTACTCTATTGTGCGACAGCGCACAGGTCATAAACTCACGGAGTGGAGTTCATTTATAGACTGGGTTCATACACTACCTTTTGCAAATGAATTAATTTTTATTGACAAATAATAAAATTTTTGTTATAATTATTATATAAGATGAAAAAAATAAATAAATAAATTAAAGAGGTATAATAATTATGACAGATGAAAGAAAGAATATTTTTATTGACACAGTTGAAGAATTATTTAGAGCATATCCAATGAGTGTGCCAGCTGAGGCACTAGATTTTTTTGAAGATTATAAGAAAGGCAGAGGAGGAAGCAAGCCTTTTACAGAAAAAGGTATTGCAGTTCTTAAAGCTATGCGAGAAGTTGATGATTGGATTATAGCTAAATCTCTTGGAGAAAAAATGGATGTATCTGGTCGTTCAGTATCTGGCACACTTAGAAAGTTAGTTACTGATGGTTATGTAGAAAAGAGAGAAGGTAATCCCGCATCTTATCGTATAACAGAAGCTGGTAAAACTTGTAATTTTGAAGAAGAACAGTAAAAAATTGACAAAATAAAAAATTTATGATATAATATTATTATAAGTAAATTAAGGAGAAAAAGTAATGAGAAAAAATGAAAATTCTATGAATATTGAAGGAAAGATTTATCAGTTTGATTTAGAGGAAAAGGTCACAGGTGAACAGTCTAAGGCTCCTGGAACACATTATATTGCCGGGACAATTGATGTTGCAACAGATGCAAGTCTTCAGAATATTGTTCAGGTACATTATTCATATGTGGCTCCAACTTATGCAAGTGGTAAGACAAATAGTTCTTACACAGCTTTAAAGAAAATTATTGATTCTGGTAAGACAGTTGTAACTGATGGTTATGAAAATGCGTCTCTGATTAGACTTAACCCATCTTATCAGACAAACGATTTTTATCCTCAGGGACAGGATAAGCCAGTATCTGCTCCTAGAAATGAGGGCGGATTTGTTACACTTGTAACACCTGATAAGATGAAGCCAGAAGGAGATACTGGTAGACATAAATTCTCATTTGATATTGTTATTTCTGGAGTAACAGAAAAGGTACCAGATGAGGGAGATGAATATGTTGTAATTGAAGGTATTGTTTTCAACTATAATAACACAGCAATCTATCCTGTAACTCTTACAGCAAGAAATAAGGATGCTATACAGTATTTTCTTAATCTTGATGCAAGTAAGAGTAATCCTGTTTATACAAAGGTTTGGGGTAAGATTGTAAATGTATTCACAACAGTAGAAAAGACAATTGAATCTGCGTTTGGTGGAGCAGCAGTTGAAACAGTAACTCATAGAAATAGAGAATATGTTGTAACGGGTGCAAACCCAGTTCCTTACGAATTTGATAGTGCTGAAACAATCACAGCTGATGAACTCAAGAAAGCTCTTCAGGATAGAGAAGTATATCTTGCTTCAGAAAAGAAGAGAGTTGAGGAATATAGAGCTTCTCAGGGTAGCGGAAACGCTAGTCCAGCAGCTCAGGCAGCTAACACAGTATCAAAGGGTGGTTTCAACTGGTAAGAACCAGTTGAACCCTTAACAATTCGGAGGAAATTGAATGGAAATAAATTTATTAGGACTTGAACCACATAAGGTTTCCCGCGATTTAAGAGGATACTCGGTATTCTTTTATGGTGAACCAAAAAGTGGTAAAACAACTATAGCAAGTAAATTTCCTAATGCACTTTTACTTGCATTTGAAAAAGGTTATAATGCTTTAGCTGGTGTTATGGCTCAGCCAATTAACAGTTGGGCAGAATTTATAAAAGTAACTAAGCAGTTAAGAGATGAAAAAGTTAAAGAAAAATTTTCAACTATTATTATAGACACAGCTGACATTGCTTATTCATATTGTGAAAAGTATATATGTGCAAATAATGGCGTTGATACAATTGCAGATATTGGTTATGGTAAGGGATACGCTTTAGTTGGAAATGAATTTGATGAAAAATTAAGAGCTATCGTTCAGTTAGGATATGGTATTGTTATCATCTCCCATGCAACAGATAAGGTATTTAAAGATGAAGCAGGTCAAGAATACAATAAAATTGTTCCTACTCTCGATAAAAGAAGTAATAATATCGTTGCAAGAATGGCTGATATTATTGGCTATAGTCGTTCTGTTACGGATGCGGATGGTAATGACAAAACTATTCTCTTTATGAGAGGAACACCTAGATTTGAAGCGGGCTCCCGCTTTAAATATACTCCAGATTATATAGAATTTACATATGATAATGTAGTAAATGCTATTGGAGATGCAATTGATAAACAAGCTCAAGAAGATGGAACAGAGCTGTTTACAAATGAAAGAGAAAATAATTATGTAGATACAAGTTCAACACTTGACTTCGATGCTCTTATGACTGAGTTCCAAGGCATGGTTAAGAAGTTCAGTGAATCTGATAAAATGGAAGATTTTTATGCTCCAAGAATAACTCAAATTATTGAGAAGTATTTAGGTAAAGGTAAGAAAGTCGGAGAAATGAACAGAGATCAAGCTGAACAATTAGTGCTTATTATAGATGATTTGAAGACTTTATAAGTCCATAATTCCACCCCCTACTTTTGAGGAGTATTTAACAGAAATTGTTTAAATACTCCTCTTTATTTTTTTAAAAAAATTTGCTATAATATTATTAGAAAAAATAAAGAAAAAGAGGGTGAAAATATGTATGAAGATAAAAAGATTGTAATTTTAACATTATTAAATGCTATGCAAGATGTATTAATTAAGGATACAAATATGCCTATTGAAAGCGCAAAAGAGATTAATAAATATATCAATAGTATTAAAACAATTTTAGCTATGCAGGATGATTAATAAATGGGTGTACATATGGTTAAATGTCTTTACTGCGGAAAGATATTTGATGCGCAGGAAGACGGTAAAGATATAGTTTGGTTCAAGCCTCGTGGCAACAGATATGCACATATAGAATGTGGAAAGCAACATGAAGCTAATCAAACTCAAGAGGAAAAAGATTATAATAAATTATATCAATATGTAAAACAAGAGCAAGGTAAAAACTTTGATTTTGTTAGATTTAAGAAAACCATTGAAACTTGGCAAAAAGAATATAACTTTACCTATAATGGAATGTATTATACTTTAATATATTTTTACGAAGTAAAGAAAAATTCAAAAACCAAGTTTATTGATGGTTCTATTGGTATTATACCATTTTGTTATAAAGAAGCTGAAAATTATTATTATAATATTTATATGGCATCTAAGAGGGCGGGAACAGGTAACTATAACTCAACAATGAGTCGAAGTATTGAAATACCACCACCCGCCGCAAAGATTAAGCCACCAAAATTATTTAACTTAGATATGGAGGATGATGATGAAGAGTAGCTACATAGACCAGAAAGCAATTATACAAGTAATAGGTAGTATTTATCAGAATCCCGCTCTATTAGAAGAAGAACAATATAATTTTAATGAAGAAGATTTTCCATCAGAATTTCATAGAATAATGTTTGGTTCTATATATAATCTTCATGCTCTTGGCGCAAAAGAAATAACTATTAATTCAATAGAAGATTATCTCGAACAAAGAGAAAAGAAATTAGCCGTATATAAAAGCTATAATGGAGCAGAATGGTTAGACAAATGTAGAGAAACTATTAATGTTGCTACTTTTGATTATTATTATAAGCGTTTAAAAAAGTTTACATTACTTCGTATGTACGATAATGCGGGAGTTAATGTAAAATACATATATGATCCAGATAATATATTAGATATCAAGCAAAAGCAAGCACAAGAGGATTGGTTAGATAATCATTCTCTTGATGAAATTGCAAATATTATTAATGATAAAATTGAAGATATTAAAGCAAAGTATGTTGAAAATAGTTCTGATGATATTAGAGAAGCTTCAGATGGTCAAAAGAATTTATTTGAAGAACTTCAAAAAGCGCCAAATGTAGGGTATCCAATGTGCGGAAAGTACATTAATAAAATATTTAGGGGCGCCCGCTTTGGATGTGTATTTCTTCGTTCAGCGCCAACTAACTTTGGTAAATCTCGTTTAATGGTTGCAGATGCTTGTAATTTTGCTTGTAATGAAATTTATAATACAGAAACCAAACAGTGGGAGCCTAATGGAACAGCAGAGCCAACAATATATATTACAACAGAACAATCTATTGATGAAATACAAACAATGATGTGGTCATTTATTGCTGGAGTTCCTGAAGACCATATACTTGAGAATAAGTATGAAGATGGTGAAGTTGAAAGAGTTAAAAGAGCTATTAATATAATTGATAACTCTCCTTTATATATAAGAGAACTTCCTGATTTTAGTTTACAGGATGTAGAAAGCGTTATTAAACTTGGTATTAGAAAATATAATATTAGATATATTTGTTTTGATTATATCCATTCTAGTATGAAGGTATTAAGTGAGATAAGCGGAAAGTCAAATGTAAAAGGACTTCGTGAAGATAATGTTCTGTTTATGATGAGTGTAAGATTAAAAGATATAGCTAGAAAATATGATGTATTTATTCTTACTTCAACTCAGTTGAATGGAGATTATGTAGAGTCAAAAACTTTTGACCAGAACTTACTTAGAGGAGCAAAAGCAATAGCAGATAAGGTAGATGCGGGAATGATTATGCTCCCAGTTACAGACCAAGATAGAGAGAGTATTAAACTATTTTGTGATAAAAATGGATTTGAAATTCCTACATTAAAGATATCTATATACAAGAATAGACGAGGAAGATATAATCATATCTTTCTTTGGTGTAAACCAGATTTAGGTACATGTCGTATGAATGTTCAGTTCATAACTTCATATTTATATGAGCCTATTGAAATGGAAGATTTAATAATTAATGTTAAAAATGAACAGAATTGGAGGAGTGCATTTTAAATGATAGTAGAAAATATAGAACAATATAATAAATTTCCTGATGGAACTACATTTCGAATATATTTAACGGGTGATGATTGGTATGATCCATCAGACCCTATATATAAAAAGAGAGAGGTAAGATGCGTAAAAATAGGGAGAAAATTATATCCTATTATAGACCATTCTTTTTTTGATTTTGAAGAAAGAGTTGATGATTTTGATCCATCACTTAATTATATAGTATGCAACTTCGAAGAGGATAATAGAGATGTCTATTAAATTTGATAAAGATGAAATTAAAAATTCTTTAACAATAGAACAAGTAGAACAATTTTTAGCTGAACATGGCGGGGAGCCTGTTAAAAGAATCGGTACCCTTGTCTCGCGCACAATTTGCCACAATCCCGCAGACGGAAATGGTTCACACAAATTATATTATTATGAAAATACACATCTTTTCAAATGTTACACAGGTTGTGCGGAGACTGGAGGGTTTGATATATTTGACCTTACCCGCAAGATAATGAAGATACAATCTAATATAGATATGTCATTATATGATGCACAAATTTATATTATAAATTTCTTCTCTCTTGATGTTGTTTACGATTATCAGAAAGAAACGGATAAGAATTCAGATTTTCAAATTTTTAATAAATGGCGAAGAAATAACAAGGCTGACGACCAGCAAAAAAAGATAGAATTTTCGAAAATTAGTCCAAGTGTTCTAAAATGGCTTCCTCGTAAAGAGATAGTGCCATGGCTTCAAGAAGGAATAACACAAGCTACGATGGATAAACATAACATACTATTTGATCCATACTCATATGGTATTGTTATTCCACATTGGGATAAAAATTGGAATATGATAGGTATAAGAGAACGAACACTTATTAAAGATAATGAAGCAACAGGTAAATATAAGCCCGCAATCATAAACGGGAAAATGTATAATCATCCATTAGGATTTAATCTATATAACTTGAATTTCTCACAAGATATGATTAAACAAAATAAAAAAGCTATTATTGGTGAGGGCGAGAAGTTTTGTTTAATGGTAGATTCAATGTGTAATGTAGATATATCTGTTGCATGCTGCGGAAGTAACTTAACTTCACATCAATTTAAGCTTCTTCAAGATTTAGGAGTTGAAGAAATAATTATTGCTTTTGATAAACAGTTTCAAAAACTTGGTGATGAAGAATGGATGCGCTGGATAAAAAAATTAACAGAAATACATAGAAAATATAGTGGTTTTGTTAAAGTTAGTTTTATGTTTGATACAAAAGGTGATTTACTTGGGTATAAAGACTCACCAATAGATAAAGGTATAGATATATTTTGGTATCTATATGAGAATAGGATTACCTTGTAGTTGACTTTTATGAAAAAATATTTTATAATATTTTATATATGAATTTAAAGAAAGGTAATGAAATATGAATGATAGTAAAGCAAAGAGCACCAATACAATATGACAATACTTTAACTCAAATATTAACAACACGCGGCGTGCCATCCTCTGAAGTTAAACGATATACTCTAGCTTCACTGGAGACAGAGATCAACTCTCCATTAGCCTTCGGTGAGGAGTTGATGGAAGCCGCTTTAAAACTATTAGTAGAACATATAAGTAAAAACCATAAAGCATTAGTTATAGTAGATTGTGATGTAGATGGAAATACATCTGCCGCATTATTATTAAATTATTTACATACACTTGCTCCTTCATGGGTTGAAAATCAAGTAGATTATTGTTTTCATGAAGGTAAACAACATGGATTAAATGATATAATAAAATATTTAGATGAAACAAATTATAGTTTAGTTATTTGTCCGGATTCTGCAAGTAATGACACAGAAGAATGTCGAATTCTTAAAGAAGATGGCATAGATGTTTTAATCCTTGACCATCATGATTTTGATAAAGAAAATCCTTATGCAATTATTATAAATAATCAAGAGGGATATTCTGATTATCCAAATAAAGCATTAAGTGGTGTAGGAGTCGTATGGCAGTTTTGTAAATATATAGACCAAAAGATGAATACTAAATATGCAAATGATTTTCTTGATTTAGTTGCTATTGGTTTAATTGGAGATATGATGGATATTCGTTCTTTTGAGACTAGAGCACTTATAACAAAAGGTTTAAAGGAATTGAAAAATCCTTATATATATTATATGGCTCAAAAAAATGCTTTTAAACTTGGGAGTAAAATAACCCCAATGGGAGCTGCTTTCTATATTGTACCATTGCTTAATGCAATTCAAAGAAGTGGAACTCAAGAAGAGAAAAAACTTATATTTGAAAGTATGCTTACTTATAAAGCATTTGAACAAATTTACTCGACAAAAAGAGGTCATAAACCTGGAGAAATGGAACAATTAGTTGAACAAGCTATGCGTGTTTCAACCAATGTAAAGAATAGACAAACAAGAGTTCAAGATGCATCTCTTGAAGCTCTTGAAAAAAAGATAGAAAATGAACATTTATTAGACCATAAAGTATTATTAATACTTCTTGATGATAATAATATTCCTGCGGAGGTCAGAGGTTTAATCGCCAATAAGTTTATGGCTAAATATCAAAGACCATGTTGTTTATTGACAAAAGGTGAGGAATATAGCGGTCAAACAATGGATGGTTACAGATATGAAACTGTGTATGCGGGAAGTGCTAGAGGATGTAGTATAGCTGGCATTGATGATTTTAAACAGTTATGTTTAGATACGGAAAAAATAGAATATGCGGTGGGTCTGTAGGATGGCCCCTAGAGCCTTTTCCACTAATCAGTGGGGTTATTTAAAAAATGACCAAAATGGACATTTTTAATTAAATAGCTAACGGGGAAATTCATATAATATAAGAAAGCAGATTATATGAACAATCCCGTGGGAAAGTTATATAATCTTCTTAAAATATAAAGGAGATTACTTAATGGAAAAATATATTTACAAAATTACAAATAAAATTAATGGTAAAGCTTATATTGGACAAACAACAGATTATCAAAGGCGTTTTAGAGAACATAGAAACAAAGGTGGAGATTTAGAACCAAACAAAATTCTATATAAAGCTTTTGATAAATATGGAATTGATAATTTTGAATTTGAAGTTATTGAAGATTTAACTGAAGATTACAATGAGCGAGAAAAATATTGGATTCATTATTATAATACTTTAAATCCAAATGGGTATAATATGATTGAAGGCGGAACAAATCCTCCTTTGCATACAGGAGAAGATTCTCCTTATGCTGAACATACTCAAGAACAAATTAATCAGATAAAAGATTTATTAAAAAATACTAATAAAAGTTTTGAAGAAATTGCTCAATTATATAATTACTCTGTTAGTTCAATATTAAAAATAAACAATGGAAAAATCTGGTATAATAGACAAGATAAATATCCAATTAGAGTTGATAATAGAAACAAAAAATATTATAAAGATAGAGCTTTAAATATTATAGAAGATTTATTGAATACTAATTTAAGTCAACGACAGATTGCTCAAAAATATGGTGTATCAAGATCTTGTGTTACTATGATTAATATAGGTGAAAATAATAAACAACCAGATTTAATCTATCCATTAAGAAAATAACTAATCCTGTATCGACTATCTCTGGTGAGACAGAGAGTACCGGTGCTATTGATACGCACTCTGATTATAAGTAATGAAGTCAGTTAAATGGGGAAACGGGTTCCTCTCTAATGAGAGTAAAAGATAGTCAGAAAATGCAATATGTTTTGCATCCTAATGCTTTCGGACTTAAAATATATGAAAGAGATTTGCAAGATTTTATAGAAAAAACTGATGAAGTTCTTAAAGATATGTCAGACCAAGCTATATATTATGTAGATTATATATTTGAAGGGCAAAACTGCAACCCGCAAATTATACTAGATATAGCAAATATGTCTAGTTATTGGGGTAGTGAAATAGATGAAGCTTTAGTTGCAGTTACCGGATTAAAAGTAACAAAAGAAATGGTTGATGTATATAGAAAATCAACTAATACTATTAAGATTAGCTTGTCTAATGGAATTAGTATTATGAAATTTAATGCGGATGAAGAACTTTGCTCTAAGTTAACTGATGGTAACACAGGTTTTATAGAGCTTGACATTGTTGGAAAATGCAATCAAAATGAGTGGAATGGAATAATTACTCCACAGATTTTTATTGAAGATTATAATATTATAGACAGTAATAAATATTACTTTTAAAGAGGAAATAAAATGGCTTTAAATAAAGGTTATCTAACAGCGAAAACAGATAAAGCTTCAGATGAAACTTTTACTCCTGAAATAGCTGTTTTACCTATATTAAAATATATTGATAAAGATAAAACTATTTGGTGTCCTTTTGATATTCATGGGCAAAGCAAGTATATAGAAGTTTTTGAAAAGAATGGTATAAAAGTTATAGCAAGTCATATTGATACTGGACAAAATTTTTTTGAATATGAACCAAGTGAACATTATGATTATATAATTTCAAACCCTCCTTTCAGTATTAAAGATATGGATATTAAAAAAACTTTATGAATTAAACAAACCTTTTGCTATGCTATTGCCGTTACCTACTCTTCAAGGACAAAAAAGGTTTGAATACTTAAAAGATTGTCAAGCATTAATATTTGATAAACGTATTAATTATTATAGAGATAAAGATATGAAGACTATACAACAAGGAGTAGCATTTGCTAGTGTTTATATTTGTAAAGATATATTACCTGAAAAGCTAATTTTTGAAAAACTTTAAATATTATAAATAATAATAAGTATTAATTTTAATCTGCTATATTCCTAAATACTACAAAACACCATTGCGGATAACTTGCAATAAAAAAATTCAAATCCCCTAAAATCCTAAATGTTAAAATATAGTGGTAAACCGCATATTATGGGTAGACTCTCCTGTCTATTAGGTAGTGATAATTTTTGGGCGAAGAGTCATGTATAATGGAGTTGGGAAATTATACTTTAACTTGCTGGGGCGAGAATGAACGCAATCCAAAATCAAAATTGGGTTTCAACTTTTTCGCCCCGATTTTGCATTTTTAATAAAATTTTGTTATAATTATAGTATAGAAAAAAATAAAAGGAAAAGGTTTGATAATGGAATTAAATCAAAAACAACAAGAAGGGTTAAAAATTGCAGTTGATCGTCATCATCGAGGAGAGAAGTATACTGTCATTGCGGGGTTCGCGGGAACTGGTAAATCAACCCTCGTGTCATATATTATAGACGCATTAGACGTAGAAGAAAATAAGGTAGCTTATGTAAGTTTTACAGGTAAAGCAGCAGAGGTTTTACGCAAGAAAGGAAATAAAAATGCTACGACTTTACATAAACTACTTTATAATAGTTTCCCACGTCCTACGGGTGGTTTTTATCGTAAACCAAAACCACAGTTAGAGCAAACGGTAGTGGTTGTAGATGAGATAAGTATGGTTCCTAAGACTTTAGTAAACTTATTGTTTAAATATAAAGTTTATGTAATTTGTTTAGGTGATCCATTCCAGCTTCCGCCAATAGATAAGAATGAAGATAATCATCTTCTTGACCATCCGCATATATTCTTGGATGAAATTATGCGGCAGGAGGCTGAATCAGAAATTATACAGTTAACAATGAAAATAAGAAATCATGAACCTATTGATTATTTTCAAGGAAATGAAGTACAGATATTACCAAAAGAACAATTAAACACAGGTATGTTGATGTGGGCAGACCAGGTGCTTACCGCAACAAATGCAAAAAGAATTGCTATAAATAATCAAATTAGAGAACTTCTTGGATATGGTGAAGAGCCTGAAGAAGGAGACAAAGTAATTTGTTTAAGAAATTATTGGGATGATTGTAATATATTAGGTGATCCTCTTGTAAACGGAACCATTGGTAAAATTGTAGCACCCTTCCGCACATGGCGGGAAATACCTCACTTTGTAAAATCAAATATTAGAAAATTTGATATAATTCAATGTAATTTTGAATCAGATGAAGGAACATATGTAGATACTTGTATAGATAGAAAAATGTTGATGACGGGAGAGAAATGTTGTGATTGGAGCTTGTCTTATCAATTAGGTAAGCTTCGTCCAAGATATGGTGAGATTGTTCCTAAAGAGTTCGCATATGGCTACGCTATCACCTGTCATAAGGCGCAGGGTAGTTCTTGGGAAAACACATTAGTAATAGAAGAAAATTTTCCTTTTGATAAAACAGAACATGCAAGATGGCTTTATACGGCATGTACTAGAGCTGAAAAGAAACTTGTTTTAATTCGACCATAATACTGGTCATAAATATTAAAATTACTGTTCATAAAGTTGATATATAATAGAAAATATATTTTATGAAAGAGGTAAAAAATAATGAGTAAATTAATTGATTTAACAGGACAAACATTTGGTTATTGGCAAGTTTTAAAAAGAGCTGAAAATCATAATGGAAAAGCATATTGGTTATGTAAATGTACTGCTTGTGGTAAAGAAAAAGAGGTAGCTGGATCCAATTTAAGAAATGGTAGTAGTACAAATTGTGGATGTGTACGCATGGAAAAAATGAGACAAGCATCTATTAAAAATGAACAAGGTAAAACTTATGGTTTTTTGTATGTAGAAAGAATGGCTACTGAAGAAGAAAAGCCTAGAAATGATAGAACTGGAATATATTGGAATTGTACTTGTACTAAGTGTGGTAGAAAAAATGTAATAGTATTTGGTGATTATTTACGAAAAGGTGAAACTAAAAGTTGCGGATGTATAAATAGCTTTAATGAAAGTAAGATTTGTCAAATATTAGATAATGCACATATTAAATATAAACAGCAATATAAATTTAAAGATTTAACATCTACTGGTAGACAATGTGATCAACTTATGTTTGATATAGCAGTTTTTAATAATGATATTTTATTATATTTAATAGAGTATGATGGTATTCAACATTTTGAAGAAGGTCATTTTAACAATACCTTTAAAACAACTCATAATAATGATTTATTAAAAAATCAATATTGTTTTAAACATAACATTCCTATAATAAGAATTCCTTATTATGCAGACTACACATTAGAAGATTTAAAATTAGAAACAACAAGATTTTTATTGGTAAAAGAAAATGAAGAAAAATATTATAAGGGTGCGCGTTAGCGCATCCCCGCTTGTACCAGAGCAAGTGAGAAATTGGTTTTAGTGAGGTAGATTATTATGATACCAATAAATCTTCGTTTTAAAATAGGAATTTTTTACACTGAAACACAATGGGTGGAGAATATTTTTAATCAAATTATTGAATATTTACAACAATATCCAAATCTTTACAATTCTTGTACAATATATAATAGACAATGGGATAAAAGGATAAAAATTACACCGATTTATGAGATTTGTTTTATTAAAGCAGGCGTAGCAGCAAAAGGTCAAAGATTTGATAGAGTATATTATGCATGGGATATTCAAGACGAAGATATTCTTCGGTATATGATTTATCCATGTCTTAACAATAATAAACCATTTAGTATATAAATAAAGGAGAAATTATGAATGAGTTTTATAAAAGTTATCATAAACGAAATGTTAAAAGGTAACTTCTCATTCCTTATTTTGATCGTTGGTTTACTCCAATTAATAGTAATGATTAGAAAGGGAAAGAAGGATAAAATAATGACACCACAAGTATATGAAAATTTAAAAGAGTTAAACTATGGAGAATTGCTTGGCGCAATAGATAGAGTAAGAGAAAAATTATATGAAGAAGGAACAGATATAAAAGATGCGGATATGCAGTATTATATTGCATTAATGCAAGAATTGAATAATAGACAAAAAGAGGAGCGGGATGCACTTGATTTTTATGCAACTCCAACCAAAGAAGTTGAAAATATATTAAATATTTTAAATCTTGATTTTAGTAATGAGATTATTCTTGAGCCTTGTTGCGGGGATGGTCATATGTATGATGGGATCATGAACTATTTAAATAATAACGGTGGCGCTGATGCAGTTATAGCAACGGACATTATGGAGCGCGAAGGCAACTTCCCGCATATGGCAGGTTCAGATTATGATTTTATCAAAGATGAATATATGGATAATATTAAAAAGGAATGTAATATTGATAATATAGATTATATAATTATGAATCCGCCATTCAAGTTAATTGAACCTTTTGTAATGAAATCTTTAGGCATAGCTCAAAAAGGAATTATTATGTTAGGTCGTATTCAATTCCTTGAGGGTAAAAGTAGATATGAAAATATATTGAAAGATTTTCCTCCAACAGATGTCTATGTTTATGTAGATAGAATTTCATGTTTTAAAGGTGGAAATGAAAATATTAAACAAGCAAGTGTACAGTGTTATGCTTGGTTCTATTGGAATATGGAACAAATTGAAAAAGGGATTAAAAATAGTAATTTACATTGGATACATAGAATTTGACATTTAATAAAAAATATGATATAATTTTTATAGAATTAAATGAAAAGAGGAAAATAAAATGATTTCAAGGTTTTCACCGCACAATCACACCGAATACAGCAATATCCGTCTCCTGGATGCTACAAATAAGCTAGAAAACTTGGTGAAAAGAGGAGTTGAAATAGGTCTTACGGGGCTAGCTATAACTGACCATGAGTCATTAGCTGGCTCTATTAAAATTTGTAAACTCCAAGAGAAATATCCAGATTTTAAAATTGCAATAGGAAATGAAATATATTTAACTGATACAAGAGAAAAGAATCAGAAATATTATCATTTCATTTTGATAGCTAAGGATGCGGAAGGTCATAGACAGCTTCGTGAACTTAGCTCGCTTGCATGGGCAAATGGTTATTATGACAGAGGTACACAGCTTCGAGTTCCAACTTTAAAGAGTGACTTAGAGCGTGTGGTTCGCGCAAACCCTGGTCATCTTATAGCCACAACCGCATGTATAGGTGGAGAATTATCTCAGAATATATTAAGAATACATGATGCTTTAAAAGTAAATGATAATGATTTAAGATGGCAGGCTATTGAAAATATAAATAATTTTCTTGATTGGTGTACAAATGTATTCAATGATGACTTTTATTTAGAAATAGCACCTGGCGCAAGCAAAGAACAAATTTTAGTTAATCAAAAGATAATGGAATATGCAATTCATACTGGAATAAAAATTGTTTTAGGCGATGATGCACATTATCTTAAAAAAGAAGATAGATTTGTTCATAAAGCTTATCTTAACTCAACTGAAGGAGAAAGAGAAGTAGATGCATTTTATCAATATGCTTATCTTCACAGTGAAGAAGATTGTATTGAAGATTTAACTCCAAGCTTTGAAGGTTCAACAGAAGAACTGTATAAGCGTCTTTGTGAAAATAGTATGGATATGTTTAATAAAATTGAAACATATAGTCTACTTCATAACCAAACAATCCCATCTGTTGAAGTTAAAGATTATCCTAAAAGAGAGCCTACTCAAGCTCATTGGTTTAATGAAACAAAAGAAAACTATCCAACTTTAATGAATATGTTTAAATCTGATGATATATATGATAGATATTGGGTAAATGAATGTTTTGAAAAGTTAGGTAGATTAAATAAAGCAAATAAAATATATTTAACTAGACTTGAAGAAGAAGCAGATGTAAAGAAAACAATTAGTGAAAAACTTGGTACAAATATATTTAAGTATCCAATAGTTCTGCAACATTATATTGATATGATGTGGGATTGCGGGAGCTTGGTTGGAGCGGGAAGAGGATCATCTTGTTCAGGACTTAACCATTACCTGCTTGGTGTAACTCAGCTCGATCCTATTAAGTGGAATCTCCCATTCTTTAGATATATAAATAAAGAGAGAATCGAACTGCCTGGTCTACGGTTGATGTTGGGCAGTTGTAAATAAAGATTGTGAACCTACCTAAGGGTGTCATGAAAATGGCTAACGGTATCAGTGAAATAAGGTATTAAACACGAATCAACTGACTAAGAGAGCCTAAATCCTGAAAAGGATAGTTTGGTAATACCGTGCTAAGTTTTTAATAAAAATCAAGGTCAAAGTTAAATAAAAATCAATATCGAATTTTCATATATAATAGACAAATGAAAAGGAGATAAAGTAAATGAAACAATATTATATTTATTTAACAACGAACTTAATAAATGGTAAAAAATATATAGGAAAACATTTTGGTGAATTAAATGATTCATATTTAGGAAGTGGAACTTTACTTAAAAAAGCTATTGATAAATATGGAGAAAATAATTTTAAAAAAGAAATCTTATATATTTCATCTTCAAATGAAGAGAATAATAAAAAAGAAATAGAATTTATTTCTGTTTTTAATGCAGTAGAAAGTGATAACTTTTATAATTTAGCTCCTGGAGGAGATGGAGGAGATATATTTCATTCTTTGCCTTTAGAAAAACAAGAACAAATAAAGAAAAATGCTAGTCAAAAAAACAAAGGTAATGGGAATGGAATGTATGGAAAACATCATTCGCAAGAGACAAAACAAAAATTAAAACAAATAGATAAAAGTTACACTCAAACAGAATCTTTTAAAAAAACTATGAGTTCTGTAACTACTGGGAATAAAAATGGTATGTATGGGAAAAAACATACTGAAGAAGCAAAAAAGAAAATGAGTGAAAAGAAAAAAGGTAAAAAACTAGGCTCTGAAAATGGAAATGCTAAAAAAATTAGAGCTTATAAAGATGAAGCTAAAACAATTTTAGTAAAAGAATTCGATACTATTCAAGAAGCTTTAATTTTTGTAGAAACTAAGCCAACTGATTACTCAGGTATTTCAAAAAGAATGAAGATGAATAAACCATATAAAGGTTTTTATTGGGAAAAAGTGTAGAGACTAAAATAGAGGATTAGAGATAGGTACTAATCCGTAGTGCAATCTAACAATAATTGAAGTAAAATATTCTCAGTAAATTATTGTGAAAGAGATAGTCCATCAAATTATTTTAAGGACATCGACCTTGACCTTTGTCCAAGTAAGCGTCCACTCATTATGAAAAAGATTAAAGCGGAGCGTGGTCAAAAGTTTGATGTTAATATGCCAGAAGAACTTCGTTCAGAATTAGGAGCAACCTTTGTAACAACATTTGGAACAGAAACTGCTAAATCAGCTATTCAAACTGCTTGCCGCGGATATAGAAGTGAACAGTATCCCGATGGTATTGATTCAGATATAGGAACATATTTAGCAAGTTTAGTTCCTGTTGAAAGAGGCTTTAACTGGACAGTAGATGAAATGGTAAATGGTAATCCAGACAAAGGTCGTCAACCTGTTGCATTATTTAATGCGGAAGTTGCACAATATCCAGGTTTGCTTGAAACTATATTAGGGATTGAAGGTCTTGTAAAATCAAGAGGTATCCATGCATCCGGTGTTATATTATTTGATGAAGATCCATTTAAATTTGGATGTTTCATGCGTGCGCCAAATGGTGAGGTGACAACACAATATGACTTGCATGATTGTGAAGCTGCGGGAATGACAAAGTATGACTTTCTTGTAACTTCTGTTCAGGATATGTTAATGCAGACAATCCAATTTTTACAGGATGATGGAGAGCTTCCGCAGGATTGGACGTTAAGAGAAATTTATGATGAATATTTGCACCCAGAAGTGCTTGATATAAAAGATAAGAAAACATGGGATAATATTAAAAATGGTAGAATATTATCTTGTTTTCAGTTTGATAGTGACATAGGAAGTCAAGGTATTAAAAAAGTACAGCCTAATGACATTCTTGAACTTAGTAATACAAATGGTCTAATTAGACTTATGGCTCCGGACGGAGAAGAAAATCCAATGGATAAATATGTAAGATTTAAAGCAAATCCTGGTCAATGGGATATGGAAATGCAAACATATGGTCTTACAAATGAAGAACAAGATGCGTTTAGGAAATATCTTAAAGTATCATTTGGTGTTGGTATCTCTCAAGAGCAGTTAATGAAAAGTCTGATGGATCCAGACATATGCGGATTTGGGTTAAAAGATGCAAATGCCGCTCGTAAGATTATAGGTAAAAAGCAAATGCCTAAGATTCCTGAGCTTCGCGCGAAGATAAAGGAACAAGCTAAGAGTGATGCAGTAGGTAGATATGTTTGGGATGCGGTCGCCCGCCCTCAATTAGGGTAAACGAAGAAACTTGCCCTTAAACACCTTTTCCGCTTATCAGCGGGGTATTTAAAACTTTGGTCAAAGTTAATTAAATGCTAACGGGGAAAACTAAAATAACAATAGAGATATAAAAAATATCTTTGTTGTTATCATGTCAATCCCGTGGGAAAGAATAAAGGATATGATAACAATAATATAATATTGGAGGTAAATTAAATGTATTATATTTATTGTTATACAAATAAAATAAATAATCATAAATATGTAGGTCAAACAAACAACTTAAAAAGAAGAATTAGAGAACATAGTTCAGCAGCTTTTAATCCAAATGCAAGCTCTTATAATGATTTAATTCATAAAAAAATAAGAGAATATGGAGAAGATAATTTTCAAATAGATATTCTTGAAAAAGGTTACACAAATGATATAAATATAATAAACGAGAAAGAGCAATATTGGGTTGAAAAAATGAATTCTTACTGTGGTAATGGTCAGGGGTATAATTTAGATCATGGTGGGTGCAATAAAAATCATAGTAAAAAATTAACTGATGAACAAATAATTGAAATAAAAGATAAATTAAAGCAAGGAATATCTTTTATAGATATTGAAAAAGAATATAATATTAGTTCAAGTTTTATTTCAAGTATTAATCACGGAAACTATTTCTATGATGATAGAGAATCTTATCCATTAAGTAAATATTATAAAGAGGATAAAGATTATGATGAACTTATAGATTTACTATTAAATTCTTCTTTAACATTAAGTGATATAGCTAAACAATTAAATATAAGTTATGCAACAATTAAAAAAATTAATGCAGGAACTTTAAGAAAAGGTTTATATCCAGATTATCCAATTAGAAAGATAACCGCGAATGAACAGAGAGCCAATAAAATAAAAGACCTACTCTTAACAACAACTTATACAAATAAAGAGATTGCAAAAATTGTTAATTCTTCAGAAGAAACGGTAAGAAGAATTAATGTTGGACAAACCTTTAAAGATAGTAATTTATCATATCCTTTAAGAAACCTGTAACGACTATCCCGAGTGAGATTGGGAGTACGGTTGCTATTGATACGCAACTGGAAATGGGTGTTCTACAATAAAAAACATTGTAGTAAAAGATAGTCTACACCATTGGAAACAATGGATAATGTGATAGTTTTTCAGATATACATGCGCTCGCCTATTCATTCATAGGATATCAAACAGCGTATATTGCGTCTAAATGGAATCCTATATATTGGGATACTGCGGTATTAGTAGTAAATAGTGGAAGTCTTGAAGAGGCTGAAATATATGATGATGATATTGAAGATGTAGAAATCAAAGAAAAGAATACAGATTATACAAAAGTTGCGAAAGCAATTGGAGAAATTATTGACCATCACATTAAAATATCATTAATAGATATAAATAGATCTGATTATGGATTTAAACCAGATGTAAAGAATAATCAAATCTTATATGGTCTTAAAGCATTGAGTGGAGTAAACACAGAAATAATTAATGAGATTAAAAAGAATAGACCATATAAAAATATTATAGATTTTATGAATAAAGTAAAAGTTAAGAAACCAGCTATGATTTCATTAATTAAGAGTGGTGCTTTTGATAATTGTGGATTAATAGAAGGTAATGAAGATAAAATAAGATATGCAAACATGATTTATTATCTTATGAAAACTTCCGAACCAAAGAAAAAACTTAACTTACAAAATATGCCAGGTCTTGTTGCAAAAAGAATTCTTCCTGAGAAGTTAAAATTTGAATCAAGAATTTTTAACTTTACACAACATTTAAAACATCATAAGTGGGTAGATAAAAGTACAAATACAGAATATTATGTATTAGTTCCAAAAGAAGCTTATGATTTTTATGTAATGTGTGGACAGGAGCATTCAGAATTTAAAGATGAATATATTGAAGTAATAGATGGTGTTCCAGTTATTAAACAAGATATATGGAAAAAACAGATATATGATATTTATATGAATAATGTTAGAGTTTGGTTAAAAGATAATCAAGAAGAGACATTAAAAAAATATAACGAAGTATTATTCATGGATGAATGGAATAAATATATTAAAAATAACAATCTTGCAAGCTGGGAAATGGATGCATTATGTTTCTATTATCATGACCATGAATTAATAAATATGAATAAAAATAAATATGGAGTAGATAACTTCTTTGACTACAATGAAGAACCAGAGGTTGAAAGTCTTTGGAGAGGTAATATCCCTATTTATAAATTATTTAGAATTGCAGGAACTGTTATTAGTAAAAATGATGTAAGACATACAATAGCTCTATTAACAACAGAAGGAGTAGTTCCAGTTAAGTTTAATAGAGATATGTATGCAATGTATAAGAGACAGATAAGTGAACTTCAGCCAAATGGAACTAAGAAAGTAGTTGAGAAAGGTTGGTTCAAAAGAGGAACAATGTTAATCATCAATGGTTTTAGACGAGATGACCAATTTTTTGCAAAACGTTACAGTAAAACAAATGGTCACACTGTATATAAAATTACTGAGATTCATAAAGATGGCTCAATTATTATTGAAAATGAAAGAGGAAAATGATAAGTTCGTGGTCATTTTATTAAAATTTTATTTACCTCTTTTTAATATATAAATAGAAATAAAAAAAGAAAAGAGGTAAATAAAATGTGGATTATTTATAAACATACTAATAAAATAAATGGAAAAAGCTATATTGGACAAACCTGTCAATCGCCTGAAGAAAGATGGAGAGATGGAGAAGGATATAAACATAGTCCAAAATTTTATCATGCTATACAAAAATATGGATGGAATAATTTTGAACATTCTATATTGGTAGATAATATTCAAACACGAGAATTAGCTGATGAAAAAGAAAAAGAATTAATTAAATATTATGACACTATTAATAATGGATATAATATACATCAAGGTGGAACCGGTTTTACTTCTGAGGAAGCTAAAAAATATAATCAAAAAAATTGGAAAGATGGAACTTTTAATAAAATTTGGTGTAAAAAAGTTATTTGTGTAAATACGCAAAAAATATATGATTCTCTTAAGCAAGCGAGTGAAGAAACTGGAGTTCATAAAGATGGTATTAGCAATTGCTGTAGACATATAACAAAATCTGCTGGAACAGATAAAGATGGAAATAGGTTGGTTTGGGAATTTTATGAAGAAGGTAAAGTTTATAAATACAAAAAGCCTTTACATAAAAAAAGTAAAAAAGTAATTTGTTTAACCACAAATGAAATTTTTGATACTATACAAGAAGCAAGTAATAAATATAATATTTGTCATTCTTGTATTTCAAATTGTTGTACAGGGAAGAGAAAAACTGCTGGGCAACTAAAAGATGGAACTAGATTACAATGGAAATATTATAATGAAAATGGAGAGATTAAGATAGAAAATGAGCGAGGAAAAGCAAATTAAAATATTAGGTATAGTAGGTCCAAGCGGGTGCGGGAAGGATACCGCCGCCCGCTACCTTGCAAATATGTATCCTGAAGAATATAATTATGTTAAATTATGTACTACTAGACCTCAACGCAATAAAGAAGACGACGGATACTTCTTTTTACATCCTGGAGTCTTTTTACAATTTGTTTTAAATGGAACTATGTTAAACGCACAGGAATTTAGAGGTTGGTATTATGGATTAAGTATTGATGCTTTAGATAAAGATAGAATTAATGTTCTTCCAATGTCAAATACAATGGTTGAACAAATGACAGAAGAAAATAGAAATGATTATGAATTAAAAATTATTTATATACATACTTTTGAAAAACAAAGACTTTTACATATCCTTAATAGAGAAGAACAGCCCGATTGTTACGAAATATGTAGAAGATTTACATCAGATAAAATAGACTATGAAGATAATCAAGAATTACAAAATAAATGTGAAAAAAGTGTAACCAATCATTATACTCCATCTTTTTATCAAGATATAGAAACTGCTGCTTGCAGTCTTTTTACAGAAGTTTTATTTGAAAAAACACCAGACTTAGATGAACTTATGCGTGATTTTCTCCGGAAAGATGATTAGGGCAAAATCATTCAATCTTATTAACATAGTTTTTATATATATTATCTCAAAAAGAAAGGACTAGATGAAATGGAAAAAATTATTTTATATTCAACAAATTGCCCTAAGTGTAAAGTTATTACAAAAAAACTTGAACAAAAGGGTGTTGATTTTACTGAAATTGATTGTATAGCAGATACTACTTATATTACAATGTTAAGTAGTAAAGGTTTTAAAAGCATGCCTGTTCTCCGAGTTGGAGATGAGTATTATGACTTTTCAAAAGCGAATAAATGGATTGGAGAACAATAAATGGAAATAAATGTAAGATTAGATAAGAATTTTGTCACTCAATACAATAAACATCAAGCTGAATTTGGTACTGAAATTGCTAGATTAAATGGCTTTGATGATGGTCAAATGTCATATACAGATTTTATAGATAATTTTGTAGATGAAAAAACTGTTGCGGATGCGAGTATTGATGGTAATAGTAATGTTAAAAATAAAGATATGAGAACTTTATTATCAGAAATGCCTAAATCACATAGAAAATTATTATCTTTCCGAAAAATTTATTATGATTATCAAAAGAAATATGGATTTAAAGCAGCTAATGAATGGCTTCGTATGGAGTGGATAGGTCAGTTATATATGCATGATGGTGACACCGCTTCATTTAAGCATTACTGTTTTGCATATGATTTAAAAGATTTAGCAGAAAAAGGATTATACTTTGATGGTCGCAAGTCAGAACCAGCAGAGCATCTTATTACTTTTGTTGATTTTGTAAAAGAGTTTATTAGTTATGCAAGTAATCTTTCATCTGGTGCAGTTGGACTCCCTAATCTTATTCCTTATATGTTTTACTTTTGGAAGAAAGATTGCACATCTCATTATCTTGGCATGAACGATGAAAAAACTTATAAATATTATGCAAAACAAAATTTTCAAAGATTTATATATGCAGTTAATCAGCCTTATGTGCGAGATGGGCAGCAATCTGCATTTACAAATACATCAGTCTTTGATAGACCATACTTTGAGGCTCTATTTGGTGGAAGTGAGTTTCCTGATGGTACATTTATGATAGATTATGAAGAAGAAATAATTCAATTTCAAAAATGGTATATGGAAGTAATGTCTGATATTAGAAGTAAAAATATGTTCACTTTCCCAGTATCAACTATATCATTACTTCGTAAAGAAGGTAACTATGATTTAAATACTCTTGATGGGTTTGAAGACCCTGAATTTGCAGAATGGGCAATTAAACATAATATGAAGTGGTCAGATAGTAATATATTCCAAGATACATCTGTTAATAGCTTATCAAATTGTTGCAGATTAAAGAGTGACATCAGAGATCTTGGTTATTTTAATTCAATAGGTGGAACAGCATTAAAAGTTGGTTCAGTTAAAGTATCTACTATTAATCTTGCGCATCTTGCATTAGACACCTCTTCAGAAGAAGAATATCTTAAAGAACTTGCATATAGAACACTTGTTAATGTACGCGCCCTTGATGTAGTTAGACATATTATTAAGAGAGATGTAGAAAAAGGTTTACTTCCTAATTTTAGTTATGGTTTAGTAGATTTTGAACATCTTTATAATACAATAGGTTTCATAGGTGTATATGAAACAATGAAAAAGTTTGGATATACAAGAGAAGATAAATTTGGCAATGTTTATTACACCGATGAAGCTGCTGTTTTTGGAGAAAAAATATTTAAAACTATGCGTGAAGTTGCAGATGAATTCATCAAAGAAGAAGGCATTGATTATATGATTAATACAGAACAAATCCCTAAACATCACTGGGGCATAGCAGCATAATACATAAACTGCTATTGAAAATTTCTTCTAATAGACTTGGAGTTCCATTATTTCAGCACGGTAATGGATGACAGGGCGCAAGGGTAATGCTAGCGTGAACGACTAAATGAAGAAACTCCATTTTCATAGATGGAGGTGCGATAGTCTGAACTCGAACTATATATAAAATTCGAGAAGAGAACTCGAAGAAGTTCTCTCGCCATTTATATCAAGGAATCTGTTCGAAATGGACAAAATTATTAAAAACATTTATTAAAATTTCTATATATAATAGAAAATAATATATAAAGGAGATTTTAATAATGCAACAAAATAATTTTAAACCTTGTTTAAATAGTTCAGGAAAGCAAATTGGACAAATTTATATTGATAAAGAACAAATTATAGTTCAACATAATACGAAACCGAAATTAATAATTCAAGATAAAGAATTAATTCAAAAAGTTTTAGATAAAAGAGAAGATGGCATCATAGAACTTTATGATAAATATTTTTTATCTATTGGAGAAATAGCTAGTTTATATAATGTATGCTACGCTAATATTAACCGCAAAAAACTACCTTTCAAAACTGGAAGAAACGAAGGTCGTAGAAATGCGAGTTATGGAACTAAACATTCTGAAGAAACAAAAAAGAAAATTGGTGAAAAATCTAAAGGTAGGATAATTCCTCAATATGAAAGAACCCCAGAAATAAGAGAAAAAATTTCTCAAAGTTTAAAAGAATATTATAAAATTCATCAAGTATCAGATGAAACAAGAAAAAAGCTTTCTCAAGCATGGGCTGATGGAAAATATCAAAATAGTCCAATGGGAACAGGTATTCATGGATTTTTTCACTCTTTAAAGAATAATAAAAAGTTTTATTTTAGAAGTTTACTTGAATTAAAATATATGATTATGTTAGAACAAGATGAAAAGGTAACGAGTTTTCAAGTAGAACCTTTTCAAATAAAAATGCAAGATGGAATCCATCATTATACTCCTGACTTTCTAGTTAATAATATAGATATTATTGAATTAAAATCTCATAATCATTTATCTTATACTAAAGAGAATGATAGGTTTCATCAAGAAATAGAAAGTGCAAAACAATTTGCTAATAACCATAATATGAATTTTCAAATTATATATGATACAGATATAAACTTTGAAACGAAACAATTTAAAAGATGGTTAATTAATAATCCTGATATTATTAATCTTTATCAAATCACCTTTGATAGAGATATACATAAATGGTCATAAAAGTAACAGAATGGGTGAAAGTGCTGCCGCAAAGTTAATGAAAAAAGATAAATTCTTTTACCCTGATGCAGAAATATATGACTTGCCTTTATATGGTAATCAATTTATTCCTCTTGGAATTACTACAACACTACAAGAGAGAGTTAGAATACAAGCTATGTTTGACGGTTTCTGTAATGGTGGAAGTATTCTTCATGCAAATATAGACGCACCTTTTGATAGCTTTGAAAAAGCTCTTAAGATGACAAATTACATAGCTCAACAAGGAGTTACATATTTTGCCTTTAATACAAAAATTCAAGCTTGTGAAGATAATCATGCTTTTTATGGAACAACATGTCCTACCTGTGGCAAGCCTATTGCTACAGAATATACTCGTATTGTTGGGTTCTATACTCCAGTTAAGACATGGAGCAAAGAAAGAACAAAAGAATATGGTATGAGGAGATGGGAGAGTATAAATAAAACTACGGAGGCTATATGATATTAAAAGGTATTATTGATGAGGATTTTATAAATTATAAAAAACCAGCCATGGTTTTAGAATTTCCTTATTGTAGTTTTAAATGTGATAAAGAGTGCGGGATGCAAGTGTGCCAAAATAGCGCGCTTGCCCTCGCTCCTAAGATAGAAATTCCAACGGAAGAGATTGTTAATAGATATATTAATAATCCTATTGTAGAAGCTATTGTTATGCAAGGTTTAGAACCTTTTGATTCTTGGTATGATTTAATTAACTTTATTCAAGTTTTTAGAGAAAAAAGTGATGATGATATAGTTATCTATACTGGATATACTGAAGCGGAAACTTGTACTACAATACAAAAACTATATAAATATAGAAATATTTATATTAAATTTGGTAGGTTTATTCCTAACCAAGAACCGCATTATGACGAAGTCCTTGGAGTAAATTTAGCTAGTGACAATCAATATGGAAAGAAGATAAGCTAAATGTCATTGTAGCGCTTTTACAAAAATTTGATTTTTCAAATAATTTTTAGTATAATATTTATATAATGTAGATTCTTATGAGCGATACCGGAAAGTGATAATTAGATCTAGAAACAAGAAAAACAAAAGATATGGGTGGAGCAAATTTGAAGATAAGTAGGAGGTGATACAGATGCTGAAGCCGGCAATGATGTACAAAGTTGAGTTAGAACAGAAATTTGCTGAAATTATGTATTCTGAAAATTATTTCTATTATGTGGGCTATTTACATGCACATAGATTGCCTGACATAACAGATGCTGATGATTGTTACCGATGGGCAATTGTAGATAAGGGTTCAGTTATAGGCTATTTGTCATACTACATAGATCGGGCTACTAATTGTGCATCTGGGTTTGGTCTGTACTCGTTTGACACAGGTAATCCTGTGATAGGTGTAGATGTATTCAGTGAACTTGAACGATTGCTTTCGATAGTGCATCGAATTGAGTGGCGAGTTATTAGTGGTAACCCAGTTGTTCGACATTATGATAAATTCTGTGAATCGCATGGCGGTAATAAAGTTGTACTACATGATTGCACAAAAGATATGTCAGGTAACTTCCATGATGAATACATATATGAAATCTTATCTTTTGAATAATCTTTTGAAATTAGAAGATATGTAAAAGATACAAATCGTTATGACCACGGTAACATAAAGTTTTGAACCTTTAATATATTTAGTAAGAATACATTTGAGAGGGAGATAAAATGAGTAAAAAAAATATAAAACAAGAATATAATGTTGATTTAGGTGCAACTTTATATGATGCAAATAAACAGCTTGTAAAACAAACTGAAAAGAAACTTACTCATCCTGAAATTGCGGGAAAGCAAACAGAATTAGAAAAGTTCTTTGAAGATAATAAAAAATATTCAATGTTACTTTGTCATGAGAGACGAGATTATACTGTATTTAATCTTGACCAGGAGAATATCACAGCGCCTATGGTTGCCGCAAAAGAAGTAATATTATGTTGCACAAATCGAGGAGATATTCTTTCTATTGATAAAACAGAAGATAATATTGCTTATGAAATATGGATTAATATAGAAGATGAACCTTTCTGTTATTATCTTTTCCCTTATGATGAAGCTGTTATTGAGTGCTAGGAGGGTATAATGATTTTAGCAAGTTATATAAGACCTTTTGATGCTAAGCAAAAAATTTATGTATTAGGACATAAACAAGATACAGAAGAAGTAAGATTGGCTGATTTAGATACTTATCCAGATACTATTATGCAGTTAATAGCTGAATATAATATTAGTGAAATTCAACTTTATGGAAATGAAGATTTATGCGGAAAGCTTAAATCAGATATACTGACAGCTGAGTTCACAAAATATAATAATAATCAATTAAAAATAGAGTTAAAAGGAGTAGAAATATGAAGTATTTAGTAGAAGTAACAGAAACTTACAGAGTAGATAGTGAAGATCAGGTTGTACAGATGATTGAGGAAGCTAAATCTTCAAATAAGTTTACTTTAGTAAAGCATGGTTCAACATATAAGGAAAAGAAACAGAAGGGTGAAGTTATTGATGCTTGGTATAGAGTTTCATTAACCAAGAGATTTTGTGACGAAAAAGAACCTGAAACAACAGTAACTATTAATTATGAGGGATAAAAATGTTCTATATAGATATAAAAAGATTAAGGGATGATGTTGTTCTTCCATCAAGAGGAAGTAAGGAAGCTGCGGGATTTGATTTATATGCTTGGAGCTATGAAAAGTTTGATTACCCTGAGGATGTAGATTGGGCAGTTGTAATTCCACCTGGCGGAAGTGTAAAAGTTAGAACAGGTATTGCAGTTTCACTTCCAGAAGGAACTTTTGGTGGAGTGTATGCGCGAAGTGGACTTGCCACAAAGCAAGGTCTCGCGCCCGCAAATAAAGTCGGTAAACTATTAAATTTTTAGGACAAAATAATTTCACCGGAGTAATCGAATTTTTATATATAATAGAAAATAAAAGGAGATTACAAAATGAGTAAAAAAATAAATTGGGATTCTGACGAAGTCTTTATAAAAAATTATCAAAAACTAAAGAGTTCTCGAAAAATGGGTGAATTATACAATTGTGATAAATCGTCTGTTTTAAACCACGCAAAAAAGATAGGGTTTGATGTAAAAACTGTTCAAACTTATAAATTATCTGAAGAGGATAAACAAAATATTATTAAGCAATATCAATTAAAAACATCTAATGAATTAGCAAAAGAATATAATGTATCACGAGGAATGATTACTAAACTTTGGTATGATGCAAATTTAAAAGGAAAAACAGTTAAAAATCCAAAAACTATAGAAGTTGATATTACAGGACAACGCTTCGGAAAATGGACTGTTTTATATAAGACAGAAAAAAGAAATGCTGGAGGATGTATTTATTGGCATTGTAAATGCGATTGTGGTAAGGAAAAAGATGTTCTAGGTACTTCTCTTCGACAAAAACGAAGTTTGAGTTGTGGATTACATAATAATATTTCTCGTGGAAATACAAAAATTTCAGAACTTTTAGATGAGGCAAATATTGATTATGAGATAGAAAAGAAATTTGAAACTTGTAAAGATAAAAAAGAATTACCTTTTGACTTTTTTGTTAATAATCAGTATTTAATTGAGTATGATGGAGAGCAACATTTTAAAAAAGACAATATATTTGACTATGAGTATACTCATAATCACGACTTAATAAAGTCTCAATGGTGCAAAGAAAATAATATTCCTTTAATTAGAATACCTTATACTCATTACGATCTATTAAATCTTAATGATTTATTATTAGAAACCAGTGAATATATTGAAAAATAAAAATAATTATGCCGACTATAAACTCCGGAATTAAGCGGGAAAGCTAAGTCAGATGATATGCTAATCCGAACCGAAGGCTATAGAAACTGTAGTCAGGGGCAACGCATAGTAGGTGAAAAGATATAATCCTACCACGAGGCCGGAGCACTTTTAGTGAAAAGATATGCTGAACTTATAGGAAACTATAAGAGCTAAGAGATAAAAAACTCTTAGGATAACAAAATGATAATTGATAGTGATTATCGTGGAGAGATCATGGTTGTACTTTATAATCAATCTAGTCTTCCACAGACACTTCATAAGAATGATAGAATTGCACAATTAATTGTCCAGCCTTATATTGAAGCAACATGGGTAGAAACTGATACTCTAGACGAAACAGAAAGAGGAGACGGTGGTTTTGGAAGCTCAGGAGTTAATAAAAACTAAACAACCTTCTATAAAATTAAATAAAAGACCGTATTTCTCAATTATTATACCTTGTTATAATTCTGGTAAAACAATAGGTAACTTACTTCAGTCTATTGTTGACCAGAATATACCAAGTGACATTGAAGTAATCTTATCTGATGATCATTCAACTGAAGATTATTTTGATAAAATAGAACCTTTTTTAGATAAATTATCTATAAAAATGACACAGACAGAATATAATTTTGCACCAGGTAATACGCGCGAAGCGGGTGTAAAATTGGCAGAAGGTGAATGGTTATGTTTTGCTGACCATGATGACGAATTTATTCCAGATACTTTAAAAAGAATTAAAGCTACTATTGAGAAATATGGAGAAAAATATTGTGCTATTGCCAATTTTCTTGAAGTTGATCCAAATACAGGAAAAACACTTTCAGAAATGAAGCGAACCCGCAATTGGAATCATGCTAAATTTTATAATTTAGATAATCTTTGGAAAAAGTATAATATTCATTTTAAAAAAGATTTACTTACTCATGAAGATATTTATATTTCTTCAAG